CCGAACTAACAACATCTACTTCTTGTAATTTAACTCGCGGTTCGTACTTATTGATTATGTATTCGACTTTTTCACGAATTATATTCTTTCGAATGAAATCTGGAAAATTCTCAAATAGAACTTCTCTTAAACCAACATCTATGTCAGGATTGAATGGTTTATCGAATTTATTGAGCAATAGCAGGTTTTTCAGGGATTGTTTGATAGCATTGCCATCTTTTACGATAGTAATATCCCCGGTTGAAGGATTTTTAGTAAAATCATTACTTATATCTGTTATGTTTAATTTTGCCATTAGTTGGAAGTAAGTAAGGTGTTTATGATCCTAGTATTCTTTTTAACAAAAAACTCAAAGGTATCTACTACATCTGGATTTATCGCATCAACATGTGCCCAAGAACACCACTCACAGCAATAGTAACCATATGGAGTTAATGAATTGTCAGATCTCAACGGAACCAAAATAAACGCAATAGTGTTTCTTGCTTCTAAAAATCCCTTAAAGTGACAATCTGCTAATGTATTTGTAAAGATCAATCTTGGTTCGTCTTCTTGTAGTATTTTCAATTTCTCAATAAATCTGGTCAACAGAACTCCTTGTTGCTGATCTATTGTGTTCACAACTCCAAGACTACAAGATTCGTGTGTAATTGAAAACTTCAATATACTTTCACCTGTAAAGAAATCTCCACCATTGTGAAATTGTGAAATGAATACTCTGGCGGAATCAAGTTCTAGCCGCATCTCAGTCAGTAATTCATTTACTTGTGTATGAACTTTTGTGAAATCCTTCCCAGTACCATTGCAGAAAAGAGGGTGTTTGCATTTTGTACGAATATTTAATTTTCTTATTAATGTAATGACACATCCAACAAGAAATGAAACTACAGCCACGCCAATACCAAACCACACATCAGGAGAAAGAGATTTGAAAAATGTTAACATATTAGTATCCTATAAATTACTGAACATTGTTATTTATTTATTTTTAGTATTGGTTGGAACCCAAGGTTTTTTATTATTTTTAAGATAGGTATTGGTTGTCTTAGCATCTGATACTTTATTCAAGTATGGATCCTTATCATTTATTGGTTTTGGATCTCTCCCGAATCTTGGAGCAGTTTCGGTTTCTGGAATGTACAACTTTGCTGTGATTGTTTTAATATTCTGAGGAGCTTTTAACTCTATCTTATCGCTAGAGGAACGAATTAGAGCATAATTTTCTGCTACAAACTCGAAAGTTGCGGCACTGTATATTTTCATGGGAGAAATCCCATCTATAGAAGAAAATATATCCATATTAGCAAAAGATTTTATCAACATGGTTCCAGCAGAATGTAATGTAAGATCTGTACCAGAAGTCACATCTAGAGTACCACCGGCACGAATCATGCCATATCCATAAATATCAACAGTCATTGTGTTGCTGTATTTTTCTGTTTTTATTTTAGCAGATTCGTCCGAATTGCCAACAACCTGTACTATCTGATTTCCGCCGACATACACCCTTTTGCTACCTTCCAAATATTCCGCATAATAACCAGAAGGGTTTGTGAGGTATTTTTGATCAAATTCACCATCGATTCTTTCATCGCGATTTCCTCCTATTTCATGAATAACATTTCCGCCAACAACAGTATGCATGTGTCCAACCACTTCTAAATTATAATCTCCACCAACCGTGTGATTGTAGTTGCCCTTATCTTGTAAAATGTTGACATCACCTTTGTTCACACGCATGTTCAAATCACCTTCTGCTAAGGAAACATTCATATTTCCTTTATGAACATATATGTTTACATTTGCATTACCTGATATGTGAATATCAAAGTTTACATTCTTTTCTGGTGTATTTTCATCTTCATCGCTATTAACAAGAATCTTCAATCCTTTGTCTATAGTAACTGTAGAATATCCACCCAAATGAACATAATTGTCTCTGAACACATGAATGTAATTGTCTCGAACATTTTGATGAATCACATCTCCGTTTGGAAAGTATTCATAATTAGAACCGGATCTATGAAAGAATGATACTCGTTCGCTTCCTGGCGTATCATCAGTTTCAGTAACATGTCCCGATTCGCTTTGTGTTACTTTATTGAATGGATAAATTGTTCTTGGTTTGAATTCTTCACTTTTCTTTTCTTGACCATTACAAGGATCTTTTTCTTCGATCTTCTCACCATTAATACGACCATGTTCTGTTTTTGGTTGTGTCCATTGATTAACTTGTGGTTTTTCAACTGTTGGTGTTTGTGTTTGGGGTTTTACTTGTGCAGCCGGTTGAACTGCTCCGGGAGGAGTAGAACTGGCTTTCACCTTTCCGCCGGCTACTACTGGACTTTCATCGGAAACAGTAACATTAGTTGCAGATGTGGGGGTTGTGGTGCTTGGCAAAGGTTTTCTATTTCTAGAACCTGCCTTTCCCTTTACCTCTTTTGCAGTACCGTTTGGTAGTATTATATTTGGATCATCGCAATTATTTGACATTATATTATCCTAAAATCTTTTCATTATTGGCATTTAATGGTTCTTCTGTTACCAATTTCCAATTTGCAAATTCGGAAGATAACATAGTACTTGGAACAGAATTGTCTCCATATCCAAATCCACTCAATGTTCCTTTATTTGTATTAGAAATATTAATAACACCACATTTAAATTTCTCTTCCACCTTTATATCTGCAATATAACAAGAATCATACAATCCATCCGGTCTTGCAGTTTTCTTTAATTCTATTATTGTGTTTGCTATTTTGGTAGGATCATTTATTGCAATAGAACGACCGTCTTTGCTTGTTTGTTTTTTTGGTTCTTTTTCGGTGAGCTGAACTCCACGATCTTTTGTTACTTTATCTTTTCCAAATGGATATTTTCGTTCAACATCTTTCGATGGGAATTCTTTTAGTTCCTTTTCAGTTCTAGGATCTCTAAATCCATCTCCATAATTTTTCTGAAATGTTTCTTTTGCTGAAGTCTTTTGCTGTAAAGTATCAGAACCTGTTGTGTCTTTTTTCTCAGTTTCTTCCGGAAGAGTTGGCAACCACCCAATGATCACGGGTTGCTGACAATCCACTCCATCTTTAAAGAAACCAAAAACCCAAAGACCTTCGGCAATTCCAGTTGGACTGCTCTGTGGTGTTGCACCGGTCGTTGGTGGTTGTACGACTTCTGCCCATGGCAAAGCCGATGTTGGGATATCCTTTTGAAATGGACTATGATATCCATGTATTCTTACACGAACTCTGCCCTTTTGTAGAGGATCTATACGATCTTCAACACACCCCCACCACCATCTAAATGTAGGATTTCCTAATGTTGGATTAGGCATATTCATCTCCTATAGAATCTTTAATTGCTTTTACGCGCATAGTATACACAGCAGTTGCTGCTGTTGGTGTTACTCCTTGTCGCATAACGATATCGTGTGTTATTTCTACTACTAGGAATTTTCCACTATAAAATATATCAGTTTGTTTCATTTGTACTTTACTTGTATCCAGAATTGATTCGTGTAATGGTCGTCTAAATTCCAGTAAATCTCCAACTTTCATTTCACTATTTCCAGGCACAACCATATTTAATGTCATCTGATTTGATAATTGCATAGATGTTAGTCTATTTCCAACCCAATCGTCCTGAAGACCAACTTCATCTTGTCCAGACGCATTTTCAGAACAATCGTATAAAAATCTTTGCTTATTATATCTTCTTACTGCCACTCCACTCTTTGCAATATCATCAAATAATGAATCTTTTGTTGTATCTACTATTGGTTTATTTGATATTTTTGTGTATTGATCTTGTTGTAGGACATGTGTTTTTGAATAGTAATCGCCTGTAGTACTATCAAAGGAAATGATTTCTGATGAATACATTCCTCCTAGTGCGTTGTCTATTGGCGCAAAAGATTCGGAGCCGTGTTTCAATACGCTATACTTTGCATCCGTTATGGTTAGTTCTGGAGTTGGTAAAATGTATTTGTACTTCCATTTTACTTCTTTTTTCTTAAAGGAAGATAGTGGTTTAAAATAAAACTTGTGATCTATATCCTGATAGAAAATAAAATCAACATCTTTTGGATTTTCTGATGCTCTTGCTTGCTTTGACAGATTTGTTATATGGGAAAAGACTGAATCGTATGGAAGAACTTTTTTAATTTTACCAACAGATTTTGTAGTTTCACATTTTATATCAAGTTCCTTGCACATTTTTGTCACTATGTCAGAAACAGTATCATCAAAATATCTTGATATCATTCTAGATTCATTGATGAAAACATATTTAGAACTAAAATAACCAATCGCAACGCTGTTTGTAGTTCCTTCTGTTGGTCCGGGCATGTACTTGTAAACAAAAAATTCTTTGCTTTGAATTTCTTTTTCAGAACTATTGCCGAGCATACTATGAAAGGAAAATTCAATTTTAGTCAATCCGTTGAACCCACCAATAACCTGAGATAATCTAGAACTTGCTGTATCAAATACAACAAAAAATCCACGCAAAACAGGTTCAAAGACACTTTCAGTCAGTGATATCTCTTTTATGATATCAGAAACATCAATATCTTTTATTTTAATAATTGGTCTATTTGTATTTAAAACAAGTGGAATCATATCAATCAGCTCTCGCTAATACTTTAAATGAGTTTACATATGTCGAAATATATGTGGGGTTTATTAAAAATATACTTCTTCTGTTTTCGTTTTCTTGTACTTCATAATCGTAATTAGAAACAATATTTTGCTGTCCCTGTGCAATATACTCATTTAAATATGTTCTATTTTCATCACCATCATTTGTA